AAATCCCTGTTCCAGAGACTCTTTGTAGTGGGAAGGTGGAACCATATTGATTGTAATCATATCCTTTTCCACACCGTACTGTTTCTTCAAACCCTTGAACGAAAGGTGCATCAGGAACAAGTCCTTGAGTTCGTCACAGAACCTTCTCTGGTGTTTCTCAAGGAACTTCGCCCATTTCACTTCGTCACGGGAAATTTCACCCGTATGAGAACCACCGACAACAATCTCGGCTTCCCTCTTCTCCTGGCCCGCTGTAACACGGGATGCGGGATATTTCAATGCACGATAAAGTTTTCTGGCGAAGTAATAAATATCATCCAGTTCCGCAAATCCGGCAGGATTTCCACCAACGGTTTCAATAGACGAACCTCTTCCATCAGCAGATTGCGGAAGGAAGAAATTTTCGAGGATAGAGAGGATTTCGGGTTCCTGTGTCAACTGTCCTGTCTGTGGATCATATGTCTGCTTCTTGATGAACTTCGTCTTGATTTTTTCCACGAACTTCATCGCCTTGTCTTTTGGCATATTACCCGTGTCAATCTTGAAAACGAACCTTTCCGGTGCACGGATGATACGGTAAATGACAACGGATGTTTCCAGAAGCTTCAACTGGTTGTAAGGAACACGGGCCTTCTCAAGGTAACCGTAGACTTCCCCCTTTGTCCTACCATATATTCCATAATTGATATACCCAATCTGCTCGGGGTTGAACACAACAACTTTTGGATCTCTCTCCGCTTCCTCCGGTGTTGCCGGCCTTTTTACATTTGGTTGTAAATATTGATAGTAGTAAAGAATATTACCGTCACGCGGGTCATAGATGTAGTCCATTGTTTCCGATGGGAGCTTCTTGATTGTCTGGATACCCTGGCTTGGCTTGGTCTTATTGATAATTCTTTCGTAATAGAGCCTACCGTCAATATAATAGGTTCTCATAAGGTCATCAATAATCTTGTTGATCTCTATTCTCCTGTAAAAAAGATCATCAAATTCCTTATACAAGTTCTTTACGACATTCTTGTTACCAGATAATTTATTGTCAATTATTGTCAGGCTGAAAATCCTGTTCTCACTATCTGTCAATGTGGATTCATTGACGGCATCCTCGATGACATCCCCAATTTCCGGATATTCCGCCATCTTTCGATATTCTGTGATTTTTGCGACTTCGGATTCAAAAACTTTGTTGATATATCTGTTATAGAATGTATTGAGATTTCCGTACCCCATCGAGCCGTAGCCGGAAATAAGAAGATAATCCTCGACACCTTCACCTCTGGTAGCATCCAGTTCCGATTTTGTGGGGATGTCACCCTTCCCCACGAAAACCTTCATAGACTCATCCAATCTTACATCTTCATCCTTCTTGCCAAACAAAAAATCGTACCAAGCCATATTATTCCTCTATCTGCTTCTGTTTTTCGGTATCTTCTTTCAGCGCCTTCACTCTCTGGAGCCTCTGTCTTTCCTCCACGAAACGCTGAAGATCAATACCGATATTTCTTCCTATTACCTGAGCGACTACCTCTGTCCAGATAGTCTCGTTTCTCAATTCTTCCTGTGCCTGCTGAAGTGCAACCGTGCGGTTATGCAACTCCTGCAGCATCAACAATATCCTTTTCGGAACACAGTCGGCCACAATTTTGACACTCTGGTCACTATCCAACGGGTTTGGTGTGAAAATATTCTCTATAAAATTGGGGCATTTCCTTGCATCCCCAAACAATTCGTACATTCCACAGGTAATTTTCCCTGTTACTGGGTCAATCGGTTCACAAGTTCCTTTCATATGATTTCTCCACTATTATTTATCTTTTTTCATAATATTATTATGTCTTTCAATTTCATCAAATCTCGATATTACCATAAATCCCATTGATCTCAATGTATCAACAATTTTTCTCGAAATTCTCATATCTCCATTTGTTTTGACAACATTATCGAGAGCAAAAAAGGATTTGCTTCCGTTGCCGGGCTCTATCCTATACGAACCCAGCTTTTTCGCCACTTCCTCATCCGGCCATTCATATTCTATAGCATCCCAAAATCTAACAAGAGGAGATCGCAGATTGTTTCCTATCCACTTTAAATTTTCATCAATTTCCCTCTCATCATATATATTGAAGCTTGTGGCCAGATTTAATGATAATTGGGCACCCCTTTCCATTGCCAATTTAGAAAATAAAAGAGTATCTTTAATATTGAGCCCCCTATTTAAAATGTCAAAACTTTTCTGGCTAAAATTTTCTGCACCAGTACCAAAATCCAATCCCCTCAAATTTGTAGATTTACGGATAATTTCTATTATCCTACTATCTGGTCTAATTGAAATTTTAATAATCTGTTTATCTGGAACTCTATATTGACAAAGAACTTCTAATTTTTGTGGCTCAATACTACCATTTACCAGATATACATACGAAAAAAAATCATATTGTGGTAATTGCTTTAAAACCTTCAATATATTTCTATCTATTTTATTTTTACTATATCTCCCCCCACAATATTTACACTTATTCCAATAACAAGATGTCTTACAATTTGCGCTGTATCTTACATTATTGAATGGTATATTTCTTCTACTCTCACTAAGCCACTTATTCCAATATGGAATAAATATATCATCATCCTTAAAATCAAGTTTTTCATACAATGTTACTTCATTATTATTCAAAATATCAATATACGGGCCGCCAAGAATCCACCTTTTATCAAGTATCTTTTTAACCAATGTATATTGATATGCCAAAGAAGCCGAATAATATATAGTAGAATATTTTTTAAGTCCTGTTTTCAAAGAACTTAAATCCACATTGTCGGTTATAAACATATGGTCAGCATCTTTAATATTATGACACCCGAAAGAAAACCCATTATAGATATCCAGTATTCCACCGTCAAATCTATAATATGTTAAAAATAACTTCATAAAAGCTCGCTACTTTTATCTATTTCTTCTTTATACTCAACAAACCTAACCATTTTTTCTGTATCTCTTTTATGTTTTGTGTAATAATATTTGAATAATTCTTTATCATTTTCTTTCATATATAAAGTATTATAAAATAATACTCTGATCGAATCACATTTCGATGGTCTGCCATCCATTGTTTTTATATCACCGAAACATCCACCGTAGCAGGATGACCAAACAGGGCACCCTTTACAAACCCCTTCAAAAATCGTCTTATACCTTTTCTGCATTGACACATATATATCACCATATTTTACATCCCAAAAATCATCAACAAATATATTTCCAAGTTTATATTCTGGATTTGCAAGCGTATTACACGGATATATATCTCCAGCACCATCGACACAAATTATAAATTCTTTCAATAAAGCACATTCTATAAATTCACAAATCCTTATCATTTTTTCCTGACTATAAATATTTGCTATCATATGCTGAATAGTTTTATCTACCATTCCACCGGCTTCATAAAGTTTTCTTGGTGCATAATTCAGCCAATGTGAATAGTATTCAGCAGAACAATTATAACCCATCTTTTTTGCAAGTTTCTCATTTTCTGGAAAACTGAATGGTATCCTTGCCTCTATATCTGTTTTTAAATCAATTAAATCATTTACCAATTCTTCGATAGGAATAAGAGGAACCAATTGAGAAATTACTTTTGGCCTATATCCTTCACCTATCGTTTCAGCCATTCTGTTTCCCATCCAAATAATTTTCTCTTTTATAAGAGCCGCAGCATCTTGGCCATTCTTCAATCGCCTAAAAGATACTGGGCCGTCATATGATGTACCAACTCGCACCTTATATTTTTCGAAGATTTTTATCCAATCTTCATCTATGTTAAGCGCATTTGTTTGGAGAGCAATACTCGCCACATATCTTGAACTCTTCAAAATTTCACACATTTCGGAAAATCTATCAATCCCGATCTCGGTTGTTTCTCCACCAAGAAAAATAAATTTCACCGACCTATTAAATTTTGTTACAAGACATTCCAATGTTTTCACACAATCCCAATCTTTTCCTTCTTCTTTATCAGGATTATTCAAATGTGAATAACAATAGCTGCAAGCCAAATTACATTTCTTTGTTGGTCTATAAAGACATATTTTATACATTTTTACCTCACAATTTTACGGGGAAGGAATATCACTATATGCGTAGTATTCAGAATAATCCATATATACGACACCAGTTGAATATTGGTAATTCCAAAAACTTTGTTGAGGCCAGGGAACAAAGGCTGTATATAAGTAGGTATTTTTACATCTCGCGTGAATTATCTGAGATTTTAAAAAGAAAGCATCAGCGTGAAGGCCATCCAAAGTATCCGCATTTCCAGCAGCAGCCGCATAGGCCACACTCAGTCCAGCCAAAGAAACAGTTGATAGATTTGCTCCAGTTACACCAATCAATGATAGGTTATTTGCGGATATCTGTAATGTTCCACCCATTACCGATGCCTGATATCCATCGAGTAAATCGGCGCTGAATATACCGCCATCCCTCTGGTCAAGTGGTGGTCTATCTTCGTGGAAAAGTTTTATCCATCCGGTATTTGCCGCATTCCTCAAATACCAGTATTTCTCGTCTGTCCTGTACCACATCATTCCAGCTACAGGATTTGATGGAAAACTTTCCCCACCATAATTTATTCTGAATGTAATTGTATCTGTTGCGGGGTCTGTAAGGATACTCAATCCACTATTGGATGTCGCAAAAGTAAGGACATCGTTGGCATTTTCGGCAATTACATCAAATTGTCCGGCGACGGATATCTTGCCAAAATTTGCGGCAATTGTAATTGTCAACGCATCATTTGACGGGTCTGTAGTCAATACAATACCGTCACCTGCCACTATTGTCAATGTGTCCTCAACATCGTCTGCAATTATCGGATCCTGTCCATCTACTTCGATGGTTTTGAACATAAAAAGAGGAACCCATTTGGAAGGGTTGGCATAATAGATAATACCGTCAGATGTGTTATAAACTACTCTGCCAATAAAAGCCTCTTCCCAAGTTGGAAGAGAGGGAAGCCTTTCACACCAGTTCTTCCCCTGCATATCTACTTCGTGAAATTTCATTTCTTATCCCCCGAATAAAAGAATTATACAATATTTCTCTTATATTTATAGATTTTTGTCTATTTGTTCTATAATAACTTCGGGTTTTATTGTTCTGGAACATTCGTATTTTTTGTTCCTCGGGCACCACAACCAGTTTCCCCTGTCATATGGATGCTTTATGTCATTATAGCATCCTCTGCACATCCCCTCTGGCGGAATTATCCTTATGCAATCCTGCATTTCAGACCAAGGCTCGGAAAATCCTGAAATGAGAATGACGGGAACATTCAATGCCCAGGCGAGCCAGGATAGACCCGAACCAACGCCGATGAAAAGTTTTGAATTGTAGATATTATTGATTGTCTGCTGGATGGTCGCGTTCGTCCTGTCAACAATGCCGGTCAGCTGTGTTGGCTCCTTGCTGACAACCATCACATCGTATCCCTTGTCCTTTATATAATCCACGACAACTTGCCAGCCAAGTGGGTAATGCCATCTCTTACACAAGAGAGTGGAATGTTCCGATATCGTGACATACTGTTTCTTCACATTTTTCTTCTCTGCAGTAACTCTTGGTTTGATTTCCTCATAATCAAGCCCGAGAAAATCCGTGGCGACTTTCTGCAAAGGAACCAATCTCCAATTGTTTTTATTGGAATGGTAGTCATTATCTCGGCATCCCACATTGTAATAAATGTCCGGTTTCAACGAACCCGGCTCGACAAATCTCAAATCGGGATATTCCTTTTCGAATATCTTGTTCCAGAATGTCGAAACATAGAAATCTTCACATCCGTGCTTCTCCTTGAACACTTTTGCATACGGGAACCACGCAAGGGTATCTCCAAGTGCCTTGCTATCAAAGTAAACGAGGACTTTGCTCTTCGCGAAATCCGGTTCAAATTCCTTGTACGGTTGCCCATTCTTGTCAACAATAATTTTCCAGTTTACATAGTATCTGGCATTTGGAGCAATCCAATGGTTCGGTTTTATTTTTCCCTTGTGAACGATGAGGTTCACATCCCTATCAACAAATGTCACATTGTACTCGTCATTACCACTACCGATAATCTCGACTTTCACACCGTCGAGATATGTTATTTTTATCAAGTCCTCCTTTTCAATCCAACCGACATCATCAAATGAGTTCCATCGTTTACAGATCAATCGGCCATCCTTGAACTTGAAATTGGCCTTGGAATAATCCTTGTCCTTTTCCCTGTCCACTATTTTGTAAGACCACTTTCTTGTTTCCGTGTTTACTGTGAACTCCACGGCACGGCCATCAGCGGTTTCAGACAGAAATGTCCTTTCTATCGGTTCCTTTTTTCCTTGGTCAAACAAATTTCTGTTCTTGATTATTTTATTTTTCAAATCATCTTTCGTGAACAGGAAAATGTCATTCGGTTCCGAATTTGCCTTGAAGTAGTTGTATAACCAGTTCTCAAAAATAAGGTCTATTTTTATGCGTGTCTTGGAAGAAGCCTCCGCGACAAGTTTATTGTAATCACTCCAAGAAGAAATGTCTTTCAATACTCCGTTCATCCATTTTACATCGAATGAAAAGAGGTTGGCAATTATTCCGTAGGTGGATTGAACGCCAGGGATTTTTCGTGGGTTCTGTTCCTCGTCATATATGAAGCCCACCATTCTGTATTTTTCCAGTTGTTTGCCCGCCTCGTCAAGATACAAGTCAAGGTCTGCGTCAATATCAAATTCGATAAAATGGGCTATGTCATATTGTGAAATCAACCGGACAGCATTCACCAGAGAGGAATAACAGGCCGCCCCGTGATATTTTGTCTCATATTGAGAAATGATTTTTACATCTTCATTCTGGAACCAGTAATTCAAATTCCATCCTTCACTCAATATATTATTCACATCATAGACATAGTAGTCAACCATCTTTTGTATTTCAGGAGAAACAGGATAGTGTGATACAAGAACAACCGGATATCCCCTCTCCTTTATTTCTTCTATCATTCCCTTTGTCAGTTCTTCCTTTTCAGGAAGGTCTGGATAGGTATCAACGATAAAAATCTCTTTTGGGATCTTTTTTACTGCCTCGACAATAATACATTGCTGGTCGTGTGACCAGACATCTTTCATTTTTATATCCTTGAACCCGGCCGCGTAGAGAAGGCCTTCCAATTTCTTTCTGGTAAACCCTATTTTGTGCTGCTCACCTTCATTTATTTGTAGACCGAAAATTGTGTCTATATGAAAATCCCATTTTTCATTTTCCGGTTTTCCAAGAAAAGTTTTCAAGGCCCATTCAAAATCTGGCACCTCAAAAACAAGTTTACCGTCATATTTCAATACACGATAACATTCACTCAATACAATCGGCACATCAAATTTATTGAAGTGCTCCAGTAAATGTGAAGAATAAACTTCATCAAAAGTTTCGTCCTCGTATGGAATTTCCTTGGCATCAAAATTTACTTCGGCTCTTCTATCATACTTATCAGCGTTGATATATCCGGGCTTCAATACATCCCCACAACCCAAATTCAATTTCACCAATCCGATTTTTTTCGTTCCTTTATTTTTTCCGGAGCCAAACTCTCTCAAGATTTCAACTGATTTCTCAACAGCTTTCTCCCAAGTAAAATCCCTCCGCACTATTTCAGATTTTTCGAGAGCAATCTTCTTATTCTCTTCATAATTCTCATAAACTTCCCTCATCACTTGTTTGAGATGTTCAAAGTCTGGTTCAGCCCACTCACCCGGCGTGTCCTTTTGCATAAAAACATTTTCCGGTTTTTTCATTTCCTTGATATTCACAAGACGAGAAATATCCTTGCAGAACTCAAGTTGTGCGCCCCAATTCGAGGCGATTGTTGGTATTCCAGTTGCGATACCCTGAATAAGAGGAAGGTTCCATCCTTCTGACCTTGCGCAGGTTACAAGACAATGACAGGAACGGAGATAGGAAAGATAAAGGTCATCACTCTCGGGCAATCCCGTGACGATTTTTATTCGTGGGTCAACAAGCTTATGCCCGACCAACCTCTCCTGTGTCGAACCATATTCATCCTGTCTGAATGGATTTTCAATCTGACAGACAATATCCACAGGTTCGTCCTTCTTGAACTCTTCGATGAAAGCTCTCAATATTTCCGTTGTGGATTTCCTATAATCCCATCTTCCACAGACAAGAAACTTGAACCTATCATCTTTCAATACTTTTATCGGTGGTTCGCCAGGATTGAAAAGTTTTTCATTTACACCTTCTGGAACAACAAATATTTTATCTGCCGGATATCCCTGTTCTATTGTACACCATCTCTGCCAGTTCGTGGGAACCCACATCATATCATATTCAAGTAACTTGAAAAAGAATTGTTCCGGCTGTCTCGTACTCTCCCATACATTGTAGGCGACTTTCGGCCCATCATACTTGTCATAAAAATAATAGTGGTTCGTTTCCATCAAGACGATGTTTATAATCTTGTGATAGAAATCTCGATTGAACGGTAAACCAAGCTGATAAGGTGGTTGTGTCCAAGTCTGGTGAATAACCATATTTTTCTGTTTTTCAGAAAGATGTGACAAATCGGGTGTGTATGCGAAATTTCTTATTCTTACTGGAAGATAATCCGCGAGCCGTGTGAAATATTCTCTTGAGTGGGAGGCGTATCCTGTGTGAGGAATAAAACTACAATGACCGATGACCAAATCAAAAGGAATGGGAGTTTCAAGTTTCACATCTGGAATTATCTTCATCTTATCTCCTTTTATACCGCAAAATAAAACCCCGTTGTCCGGATCATCCTCCACAATCGCATTGTCCAGATTGGAAAAAATTTCTACAAAATTTTTTCTTGTAAATCTCCAAAAATCATCTGGCCAATTGTGTATGGGGAAGCCGGGGGAACGGGTAGTAATAATAAGTTTGCCGCCTGTACGGAGAACGGAAATCATATTCTCTATGGCGGCCTTCCAATCTTGAACGTGTTCAAGAACTTCTGTACAAATTACGATATCAAATTTTTCTGTACCATATTTCTTTACAAGGTGACGAACATCACATATTTCATCGACACCTTTACCTTTGACGATATCGGTTCCAAGATACATTGCCGGCTCGTGCTTTTCCACATAATACCTTGCAGAACCGTTTACATCGAGGGAACCAACCTCAAGGATAAATTTGCCGGATATATCATCCGGTTTCAGACATTTTTCAACGAATGACAAACACGCTTGATTACACATTATAACAATAGACCGATAAGTATACCCACTCCAAGAATACCAGCATATTCTGTTATCTGATACCAGATATTGGGCTTGGACATTTTCAACTGTTTCTCGTATGCCTCACCCTGTGCTTTGACGGTATCCTGTAATGTTTGAATTGTCTGTTTGGACATATCCAATTGTTGCTGTTGCAAATCAACAATTTCCTTCATCAACTTTATCTGTTTTACCAATTCTATATTCTGGTCTTTGAGTGCCTGAACCTGCTCTTTCATAATGTTGGCTTTTTCAAGCTCAACCACTATCTTTGCTGCATTTTCTTCCGTGAAACAAATCTCTTCAGCGAAAGAAAAATTAGCGAACAGGAGGATACCCAAGATCAGTAAACCTACGCTTAGTTTCTTGGACACTTGTAGGAACTTGAACATTTTGTATCTTTGCCTCCAATTCTTTTACTTTACTACGAAGCTTCAATGCTTCTGCTTTGGATTTACTCAATTGTGTTTTATATGCTTCAATTTGAGCATCCTTGATTTGGATTTCCGCTTCGTACTGATCTCTCACTTCCTGTGACCTATCCTCAAAAATCCCCTGAAGAAGGCCCGGAACACCCCAATGTTTGACGGCATATGCTCCTCCACCTATCAAACCCACAACCGCAACAACAATAATAATTATTGTCTTGAACTTTACTATAAAATTCCACATAAAAACCTCTTACCAAAATTTCATTCGGTCAATATTCTGACCTCTGTATTTTTTCCCGTAATTATAAACTTTTATGGAGTAATCGTAATTCACTTCACAAAAACTCAGATATCCCCACTTGAACTGGACACCTCCTCTTTTACAGGCGTTTCTCATATCCACCCATTGTTCGTTTCCGGCTCTCTTATATTCCTTCTTGAGATTTCCCCATCCACCATTATACGCCTGATATGTCAACCACAATTTCTTTCCTTCACCAAAGTTCTGACGATGAAGGTATGACATATAAAATGCCTGCATCTTTATCGCATGTTCAGGATTGTACGGGTCAAGGTCATATTCACCCATCAATTTCCTGACATACTTTGTCGTTGCTGGCATAAACTGTGCGACACCCTGACCCGCATCAAATGCTGTCACCTTTGTCCTGCAACAACTTTCCTGTCTCAATTGTCCAAGTCCATACCACCACGGATATTGCAAACCAAAATACCTGATGTGTTGTGCTCTCACATCCGGTACAAAATCATCGCACCTGTCAAGTGACAATGAATTAGCTGGAAGTAGTATCAGTACCAGTATTATCAGTAATTTTAAGAGATTTTGCATCTACAACATACTCCACGGTTTTCTTTACCGACCATATTCCAAAAGAGGCGGAAAAGAACCATATCATAATATGCTGGAGAGCAAGGATACCCTGTCTGATTTCCTTGTCTATTATACCACATATTATGAGTATAAGGAAGGTAAATGTTATCAAAGCATTGATAAATCCACCTCTTATGGTCTTTTCCTTTTTGTCGAGAATATAGTCTATCATCAGCCGCCTCTTGCCCATGCGAAGATTATGATCAAATACCAACCGATAATCATCAATTTTTTATATGGGTCTGTCTCCTCGCTAAAGTCGATATATTTCCAGAGTATCTTTCTTGTAATGTGTGCGTGAAGAATACCGGCTGAAATGAACATCAACTTGCCGAGGAAAATGCTGATAAGGCCGATTTTCGGGTTATCCGAAATGAGTTCAGATGATGGAATAAAATAAAGAAGAAGAATAATAGAAAGAAGAGCCAGAGTATCAAGACCCGTTCTTTTCAGATTAAACCAGAAATTACTCCAAAAACTGAAACCATTACCATTTTCACCATTCGCCATATTTTCACCTCCTTACATATTTATTTTATTACTTTGTTCTTCATATAGACCAACGGGATTACCTGTGGGGGTTGCCCCGTATAATCTGTAAACTCAATTTTCAATTTCGGGGCATATGCGTATTTACCCACATAATATGGACTGTCTCCAGCAAGTGATGTCACTTGTAAAGTAGTATTCGGAACCGATACATAAGTTTCAAAGCCCATCAACATAATTGCGTTTCCCTGTCTGTAGCCAAGTTTATTGATAGCTTCTTGGAGTGGTTCCGTAAAACCGGATGCCATCAAATACCAAGTCCAGGCAACCATATCTGTAGTCCACGCAATATTGTGATACTTGGTTGTCTTGACGAGGGCGGCCCAGGCATCTTCATCTCCGTTAGGCGGAGAAATTGCATTATTGATGTAATTTGCATATATATCGTAACTTACATCGAGGGTCTGTGATACTGATGTACTGAATTGATATAGATTAGCTGATGTAATTATAGACCTTCTCGGAATATCACAGTTCGGAAATCTCAATCCCCAATCCCAAAAAAAGGGTTGCCCAAAATAGGTGCTTGCCCCCCAAGGAAGAAAACCATAGCTTGAAGGTGGAACCTCAAGATCATCAACGGCCGGGTTTGTCGGACATCTCCACGCCGACATAATATCGGTTGTTGATTGTGCCTGACCATACCATTTGTTCTCGACTGTAAATGTAATAACCAAGACCGGGGTTTTCCCCGCTCCACCAGCGGTTCCTTGTATTGTGCGATAAACTCCACTATCAGAACCATTGTCCTGAATACCAATCAGTATAAAATCACCTTCAGACCATCCCGCACCGGAAATCTTTTCCTGTACAAGTGATGTTATAGAAGGAGTATTTCTTTTTGCAGTAAGGCTCGGGCCCGAGCCGGCAAAAGCCTCCACATTGTTCCACGCGACTGTAGTGTCGCTCCAGACTATAGTATCATATTCAACGTGATTTGTGGGGGCCGTAGATGTATATCTCGCTACTTTTATAATTGCATTACAGGTATGTACTGTAACTGAATTGCCTCCCAAAAGTGTTATATACGCACTGTTTATTGTGGCTCCCTGTGGAATGTAAATGGGCCCAAATCTTATGAAGGCATCGTAAGTATACAAACCGCCTGGCCAGCCAACGGATGCCTGGCCCGCAGTAAATGAGTTTAAACTCCACGCATATCCTATATTGGCATTTTTATAATCAATACCAAAACTCAATGTAGAGGTAATAGACGCCATAAAAACCTCTTATGCCTTGGTGAATGTGAGAGCAACGGACAATCCATATGCAGGAGTTGGGTCGTGAACAGTATCCACATCAATGAATATCAGGTCACCCGTGGCAACATCATCATTACTTGCATTTATTACACCATCTCTTGCATAGTATTCACCGGAACCCACCGTGACAGGAGTTGACAACATATCAACCTCGGAGCCAGACCTTCTTCTCCTTATCTGTATATCCATATCGGGCTCAAATGTTCCCGTGCCCGGTGTAGCAACAGATGCAATTACATCCGTCAATTCATATCCGTTCAGGTCGAGAGGAATAACAAATCCTGTATATCCAGCACCGGATGCACATTGAGTATCAGAATCGAAAATAGGAACGGTGGTAAGAGCCAGAGACTCACCTGAAGTACCGGATGAACCGGATGTTCCTGCTTGTCCAGATGAACCAGATGAACCGGAGGAACCCGATGAGCCTGAAGAACCTGATGAGCCGGAAGTTCCAGACGAGCCCGATGTGCCCGATGTTCCATATGCGGTATACGAAATCACAATTCTCTCATCATCAGAGAATGTTCCATTCCCTGAGATGTATGTAACTTCAATCCCCTTTGTATCTTCGGCTGTGGATGAATACTGTATGGTTAATTTTGGTGCATCACCTGCGCCGTAACCATCATATGATCTTGGAACATAGTGATGAAATGCTAAAGCAGGCCCATTATTATAAAACATCAATTGTAAAGCTTGGCCAGATGCCCAGCCCGGCCTATTCACAATCTCTTGAATAATATTTGATATATCAATTGTATTATAAGTCTGGCCCGTTGTCCAAGTGCCGGGGGATGACCAATCACCATATTCTGTTGTCTGTACCAGAGCGTGAAATTGTGTGTAGTTTGTTGGAGCCACAGCATTGTCAACATCGTTTCCATAAATGAGTATTGGTTGGCTATTATTATTATCTTGATATGCTTTGAATGTAACATATGCGGCCAAAATAGATGACCCATTAGGAATAGTAACATTCTGCCATCTTACATTCGTATTGGCTGCTCCACAATGATAACCAAATCCAAGCCAATTCGCGGAGGCATAATATGTAGATATCAATTCATCCGTATGACCATCATCCGCTCCCGTGGCCACTTGAAATGTCGGTGTTCCATCAGTAACTTCCCCATCTACATCGTAGACAGCGAATGTTGACGAATCATATTCAGAAAATACTCTTACTCTTCCGGGCACATTGTCTATAATATCCTGTATCCAATCTTCAACATCCACACTATCATTGTTTGTCTTGTTTATATAAATTGCTGTAGACGCTGATGGTTCGGCAGTATTAAATCTGAGATAACCTGAATCAGTATCTCCACCGGATGTTTCTGTATCAAAATAATATGGTTGGCTATCTCCACCAAATAGACCTGATGAGCCACTTGTTCCCGATGAGCCACTTGTTCCCGAAGAACCGGATATTCCAGAACTTCCTGATGTTCCAGAGCCACTCGTTCCACTTGAACCGGAAGTTCCACTTGAACCGGAAGTTCCACTTCCACCTCCACCAGTTCCCACTTCAAGCCAGTCAGCATCCGTTCCATAATAGAGTTTATCATCGGCCTCATTATAGACAAGTCTACCGTAATCATCGTCCGTCCACGCCGGAAGAGTTATCAACTTTTCAAGAATAAGTTTTCCCTGAAAATCTTTACCGTAACTTTTTGTTCTTGCCATTTATGTTTCCTCTATTATGATTTCGTGCAAATAATTCCTACTGCAGCATATGGCCTGTATGTGCTTGCAACACCGGAGGATGTTGTAACACCAGATGCTGAGCTGCTTGTTAATGTTCTGTTATATACCATATAATCAACCCATTCCGCATGACCACGGCCGACTGCAAGTTGACCATTACCGACTATATTAGCATGCGGCCATCCAGCATCGCCCGGTATTACTACTGAATGTGTGTGATCCGACACAGTATGTGTATGACCGGGCTGTGACCAAGTTCCTGCAAGGCTACCACCGGCAATATTATATGCCCCTGTTCCACCTTTCACACCCAAAAGGGTATCTGCCACGGAACCATCTATCGTCCATCCAGCCGGGGCTGTATTCTGATAAAAATACATCTTCACACCGGAAACAATACCGGAAGATATGGATACCAGAACCCAATCCGCAGATGTTCCATAATAAAGACCGTCAATTGATTGGTCATAAACCAATCTACCTTCATCCTCCGAAGTCCAAGCCGGGAGAGATGCCACTCTCTGGACAAGAACCGGGCCCTTGCCGTCAAATCCGTAAGAATCCATCTATATTTCCTCTTTTGTTACTTATTTTTTCTTTGGCCTTTTATCTGACATTTCTTCCAGACGCGTCTTGAACTTTTCAAGGCCTTCTTTCTGCTTGAGAAGCATAGCTTTCTCATCGTCTTTGGCGGTAAGGAGCTTCTCCTCCACCATCTTCAATCTCTTCTCTATCATCTGTGCTCTCATATCAAATATTCTGTCAATTCCCATTTTGTACCTCCAAAATATGTTACTCTATAGTATTTATGTAATATTTGAAAATCTTGTGATACTTGAAGCTTGTGCTCCGGTTGAAAAATCCACCTTTAGCTTCGCAAAATCTGTGTATCTGTAATAAACATCCGCATCACCCGTGTCTACTGCGATTGTGACGGAGTTGAACCAAATCCTACCAAGGCCCAGAACATTCGGTCTTGTCCAAAAAGTAACTGTGGCAGAGGAAGAACCATAACTTGTATCGGATGTTCCAAAAGCCTCCAGAGCATACATCAATGACGAAATATACCCGAAATTGAACAAACTCTGGCCTGAACCATTGTCATTGTTTATAATCCCCACTCCTGCCAAATTTATTCCGTATGTGTTTCTGTGGGAAATCGCCTTATCTCCCCTTGTTTTCCAATCCGTTTTGGTTTCATATCCACCTGAACCGGAAAATGCCGTGGTGTTTATCGGAAAACTTTCTAGCAGATACCAATCTGTAGTAATCAATGTAGAGGCAGACAGGCCGGCGTTCCAAGTTGAATTTGGATAGCTCGGATCATTTTCAGTTCCAATAATGTGATCCATATTCCATGCATTGACAAAACAGATATTGGAATATGTTCTTCCGTGAACATAATTTACTTTCTGGTTGAAATTGTCTCTCGGTATTCCGTGATCATATCCGCATTCATCCATAAAGATACCGTGAACCTGCATATCGTTCCATTGATCTGTCTTTGTCTGGAAATTCGCGTATGTCTGGTTACAAGTTACATATCCAAATATTTTTGTCTGTGGGTTCAGAACTTTTATCCTGTTTATAATTGTATGTGCATTTTCGTGGTCACCGTGGGATGGGTCTTGAATACCGTCACCAAAGATAATCAAATTATATCTCGCCATATCCTGTGCAACTTTCTCATTATCCCAGCTGTTTATTGCGTAATTGAATGAATTTGTCCACCCATAATAAATCAACAAATTCAGCGGCGCTTGGTATCCATATGACTTTATCTCTCTCCTGTGCCATCCCGTGTCACCGTGTATTACTTCCAGATTGAGAGTTCTTCCGAGATGCTCGACTTCCCTTCCACTCTCACCAAGTAATGGCTGAAATCCTTCTTCATATAATGGGTCGCCAGGAGCATTGTAAAACTCCTTCAACATCGTGAGAATGTCCATAAAGAGATTGGTAGCTTTTTTTCCCGTTGGTGTATCAGTAACAATCTCCGGTGTAAACTCTATAACTTCAGAACCATCTATCAAGAAAGCATTGTCATCAAATCTTGTCCTGAAGTATGCTTCTCCCTCAAGAGCGTTGGTATAGAACTTGGAACCGTCGCCTACCTGTAGATAACCATTCCTGATGGCTGTCAATGTATTATCGCTATTGATGAATGTATCCTGCCTACCTTCCGTGTTGAACTCCTGCCCGGAACTTATTGTTTTCCCCACATCAGATAACAAAATAGAATTGTCAGTTACATTCTTCAAAATCTTTATCATTTATTGCCTCCAAGCAACTTCCAAAACGACGATGGGATTGGACACCGCACCATCATCACCCTCACAATGAACTTTCAACTGGTCACCGGCTGTCAAATTGATATTGCTACTCATATTTTCATATACGAGGCTGCTCAACGAAAAACTGGACAGTTCCACATCTCCACTCTGGATTTTGAAACCTTTTGAATTATTTCCACCGCTTGCCCTACAGGAAACTCCGGTTATAACAGCATTTTTGGGCATCTGATATGCCGTAGTTGAACCATAGACTGTCATAATTTTCAGATATTCATTATCAGCATCACCATCAAAAGCAAAAATATATGTCATCCTATATAATGTTCTCCATTTGCTTCGATCATCATCCCAAATATATCTCAAATTATCATTTGTATTCAGCCAGGTCATCGTCTTATCCGATGGTGGCGTGTCCTCTTCAAAAATAATCTCAATCTTCGTATTGAATACTGGGATTTCGTCATTATTTGATACAATGTCATCCAATTTTGTTTTATCTCCGGCTGATAACTCAACATCCCAAGTAATCTTCAACTCTTGAGAAGCTTCACTCCAATTGCAATACTGGATATTTTTATTGGACATATCGGAACTTGCAACATCATTATGAATACCGTCCATATATGGCTTCACACTTATATCTGAATATGTATATGTAAACATTATGATCTCCTCATTATGAATATTCTTGCTCGCCTAATCATCGCCGTACCAACACCACCAACTCTTGCATATTTTATATTGAACGCGTATGATGAAGAAGCCACAAGGGCGTTGTTCTTGAAACTTGAATATACTCTATATTCATTGGCAGACGATGGTGAATAATATGATACATTGATTTCAGTACCATCTCTGTCAAATTCAAGCACAGTTGATTTAGCCGCATTGGTATTTGCCACCTCGGCCGAGAAGAAAATAATGTAATTTCCTGAAGCCGTGGGTGTATAATTGAGTGTCAATTTTGTTTGTAATGCTGTATCAGTTGTTGTGCTTTCAGTTTCATCTTCTGCATAATCATTTGTGCTATATCCACTCGTTCCTGATGAACCAGAAGTGCCAGAAGAACCGCTTGTTCCACTTGAACCGCTCGTACCTGATGAGCCAGAACTACCCGATGTTCCACTCGAACCGCTGGTTCCTGATGATCCACTACTACCTGAAGTTCCACTTGAACCTGAAGTGCCACTTGAGCCCGATGTTCCAGAGCTTCCTGATGTTCCACTACTTCCCGATGTTCCAGAGGAACCAGAGGTGCCAGAACTGCCAGATGTTCCAGACCCGGCACCCGATGTGCCAGATGTTCCGGACGAACCCGATGTTCCACCGGCTCCTGTCGCAGCAATCCAACCAGTATCACCACCAACATAAAGAATATTGTTGGGATCATCCCACACAAGCCTACCTTCATCTTCCGGTGTCCAAGCCGGCATTACACTCACTTTCTGTATTGTTACTTTGCCTTTTCCTGTAAATCCGTATGTTCTCATTCTTTACCTATCAAAGTTTGATAATATAATTCATCGTTATATATGGTTGCATATTGTTATGTGCCACACCACCACCCGTATAGCCTGTATTTGTGGGATAAGCCGCATATTGATTTACACCGCCACCTATTATTGAATTAAAGCCAGACCATAATGGTTGATTATATGTATGGGTATGACTTGGCATTTCAGCGGTAGAAAGGGTATGATTTTCTTCTCCACCACTTCCCGCGATAAGATCGGCCGAGGCGGCAGTTACTCTATTTGCAGAACTTCCACCCATATTGTCTTTACCAAGTGGCACTCTGCCTCTCAAGTCAGGAAGCGGCATCCTCTTGTTTGCAGCAAAATCTGTGGCCGCAGTTACACCCCTTGTCGTTGGAGACCCCGCACTATCTTGAATTACAAGTTCTGTATTTGTAGTTGAGTTCCAGAGAAGTTCAAACAATGTCTGTGTATCTGCATTTGCTCTTCCAGTTGCGCCAGAAGAAACACTACCGATTGTCTTACCATCAGAGAGAAGCCATCCAGTTGGCGCCACCGTTCCGATATATGGGAACAGAACGCCTGTCGGTGTCAAATCACCTGAGACACCACTTGTTCCGGATGTTCCAGAACTACCATATGTTCCGATTGTTCCAACTCCACCAACGACAGAGCAGATACCGGAAACCGGAGTAGAAAATGTTATCTCGATATTGTTCTCGTCAATGAACTCTATACTCTGTGGCTCAATATAAAAATCATCACTCGTGCATTGGACATTGACATATTTTACACCGAGATTGTGGGTAATATCCCATGCGGTTACCGGAGAGGAGAATGTATATATCAGTTCCCCAACAAC